CAACTGTGTGTCTAGTTCTTAACACATAGCGCAACAGATGTGCACACAATTAGTAACAACAACTGTGCATCACTATGTATCAACAACCCCGCTCGTGCTTCGCACTCGCTCAATCAGCGCACTTTGGCACGGTAAAATAATATTTAATAGGTGCAATCCTGCAGAATATTATTAACAAAGCGAGCACGAAGTGCGAGCGGGTTCGAATTATAATAGATAGCCGAGACCCCCACGGGGGGAATGAGTCTCAGCTTTCTCAGACATGTCCCTTCAGAGATTTCTGTCAAAATTTAAGGGCTTTCTGCGCTTCTTCTAAGGTATTATGGAACTCACAGACACCAAGGTAACAAGCAAGGAAACGATGGAAAGTAGTCTGCCCACCTGTTAAATCATAAGAATGAATTGTTGCTCCTTTAGGTGACATTTCAATCAATTCTGGCTTTTGCATATCTCTGTTTTAATTTGTTCAATACTATTAACCATCTGTCTATAACCATTGCCAACTTGAAACTGTCCTAGCACTACAGAGGCTGTAGCAATCCCCCAGAATATATAGTACCATCTAGACTTTATTTGATGTCTCTTCATGATCCTTATTAAATTGAGCTATACCTGCATCTGTCAACACATGTTTGTACATTTTATCAAACACACCTGTAGGTACCGTACAAATATCTGCACCTAATGTGAAGGCCATACCAACGGATTGAGGGTCACGTATAGAGGCTGCTAATATTTTAGTCTTTGATTTTAAAGAATTACTAATATCATTAATCAACTTCATTCCATCTAAAGAATTATCATCCATTCTTCCAATAAAGGGTGATATATAAGTCGCACCTGCTAAGGAGGCTAATATCGCTTGAGCTGGACTAAATACTAAAGTTACGTTAGTTCTTACATTACAAAGGTTTAATAACTTACAAGCCTTCAAACCTTCCACAGAACAAGGAAGTTTAATGGTAGCTACGGCTGGGAAAGTTTCAGATAAAGTCATACCTTCACCATACATTTCATCTGCTGTATCCGCTACTACTTCCATACTAATATCTTTAACATCTAATTTAATTAGTTCTTCATATACATCAATAGGATCTTTTCCTGCTTTCCTAATGAGGGTAGGATTAGTCGTTATACCAGATATAAGTCCAGTAGATAGTCTAGATTCAACTGCTTTAACATCAGCAGTATCTAAGAATAGTTTCATATAGGGTAGAGTAAGTTAGAGTAGATATATGAGGGATGTTCAATAAGGGAACATCATAATAGAGAGGAGGAATTGATGTCTGAAAGACGAGATTCCTCCTAACGCAGAAAGAGGTCCACCCTTCCTCCTCCTGTATACGTCAGGGGTCATTTAAATCCAGGTAGGGAGTGGTTTTCTAGAAGCTTTACCTCTAGCTTCTTTACGTTGATCTAAATCCATACCTAACACCATATGGTTAGCTGCAGATTGGGGATCATCTATAAATGTGTCTAGGATGTCTTGCCATTCATCACGTTTACGTTGATGGATGGTTTCCATTGCTGAGATTCCCATTGCATCTGTGAAATACTTGACGCCTTGGGCCAGACAATCCAATCTGTCATCGTGTTTGACAGCTCCTTTTTCTTTACACATGCGAGACATCTGATAGAAAAGCATATAGAGAAGACGTTCTTCTGGAGCTGCATCTTTATTAGAGTTGTAATCCCAATCAATAACCGACCTGTTACATATAAGACGATGTTGATTAAGAACAGGCTCCAATGCATCAATGATGCGATCTTCTTTCCTAACGTTCGCACGAATTTCCTCTACATCAATAGCTTGTTTAGTAACTTGAAGATGTTTTTTAAATAATTCACCAACCATACCATCACCAAAGTTAGTCTCTATAACAAGTTTAGTAACACCAAACTTCTTACAACCTTTAAGGATATCTAAGAGAGTCCTGTCGGAGTAACCGTCTCTATAAGCTCGCATTTCATGGAGATAAAGGAATCCATTTTTCTGGGATAAGTAACAGGCAGCTGTTTCATCGGTGCCTCTTCCAGAGGGATCCACGCTGCAAATTGTTTCGGAGTAAGGGGTCCATTCTCCTTGTATTTGCATTGGAGAGTAAAAGTAGTCTCCTGGGAGACCAACTGTTGGGAGGTCTTTGATAACGTTTTGGGGGTCCGAGCACCAGATAATATTATCGGGAGCATCGGTAGGATTAACAGCGGTGACAATAAGGTCAGCCATTTTAAGCGGGAATTTTTCAGCATCAGATAAACTTGTGTCTAACATAAACTGAAGCATGAAATTAGATCTACCCATAGAGGCTTCACGATCTACCAAATCATCTTCATTAAATCTATCAGGATCAGTTACTTCCCAAGGTTCAGAACCTGTATCAATATCTTCTTGTAATTGAGGAGCTATTAATCCTTCATAGTTTGCAAGGGAGCGGGGGTATCTGGCTGGCCAAACGAACGGACGGTAACTGCGCTCTGCCAGCTTACGATAAATAGTAAAAGTAGTCTGAGGAGTCCCGAGATACATAATACGGCTATCGCTTTTCGGGGTAAGAATTGATTCCGCTTCCGTGCAAAGTTGTAAAAGTTTTTCACGCATTAACTCCGTCATGGAGTTTCCAGGCACCTCTATGTCGTCCAAGATCATCAAATCTGCGCGACTTCCTGTTAGCTGTCCAGTTATTCCCACGCTTTTTACGCTTGGGGCTTGGTGAGGAGAACAGTTTACGTCGAAGCTGATGCGACTCCAGCGAGAATCGTCTGATTTCGGTTGCAGATGTTTGAGCCATGGGGTTTCAATGATTAGTTTTTGTAGGAAGATTGACATGTTATCTGCTCTCTCTTTAGAGGCAGATATAATCATTATTTTCTTTTCAGAATCTTTAAAGAGAGTCCAGAGGACGAAGGCTCCAGTGATCCAACTCTTTCCAACACCACGGAAAGCTTGAATTTGAAGACGTTTAGGTCCATGTTGAAGATAGTCTGCGATTGCATATTGTGCTCTAGTTGGCGAGGGTAGACCAAGTTGTTCCCACAAAGCCTGTAGGAATAACTTGAAATCATCTTTCAATGCCTGTACAACATTGGTCATGCTATTCTAGTTTTAGATTTTTTCTTATTCTTTGCTATTTTTAATGAATCGTTTTTAGTTTTTTTCCTTTTAACTTTATGATGAATTCCTAGACCCCACATGTGTCTCATTTCAGGGTCTTTTTTGATAGATTCGATAACAGCATCCATAGCAGGATCACCGCCTTTATAGTTGGTATCAATACCATACTTTTTTAAGTCTTTACGTGATCCCATAATTATAATGATAGAGTTTTGTTGTTTCTAGTTCTACCTTTTTGTATTCTACGTTGTAGAGCTTTACTAATTGATGAAGTAGATTGTGCAGGTTTCTTTACATCACCTGTCTTTTTAATTGGTGACTTAGATTTAACCTTTTTAATTTTTTGAGTTTTACGTTTTTTAGGATCGAAGAATTCCATGTTATTTTTTAATACCTAAGTCTTTTAGTGTTAATGAAGGTTTGATTATAGTTAATTGTTCCACAGGCATGGGTTCACCACCAAGTATCTCTTTAAGTTTTGCTGTTTCTTTAGGATTCATCAAATCTCTAAGTTTAATAGCTTGTCTTCTAAGGTCTACGATATAATCTTGCATAACTTTCATCCTAACTTCTACAGGTGCATCTGGAGATATTTTAGGAGGTGTATCAATACCAACTCTTTTCATCCAAGCATGTAATTTAGAATTATGAATATTACCCATGGCGTGTTTAGTACTACCTGGTACATCTACTAAATTACTTAAAACATCACCAAACTCAGCATCAAACTTCTTAGCATATTTTCTAAGCTTCTGTGCATCTTTATATGGAAGATTATCAAATAATGGTAATGATGTATTAACACCAGACTTATGATGCCTGGCACCATGTTTTTGAATTTTAAGATCTTTATATTCTGAACGTGGTTGTGTAAGATCTCTTACCTGTGATTCTCTATGTGCCTTACGATGCGCTTTAGAAGTTTGTTCAAGTTTTGGAAGAGTATCCTTTCTTCTCATTTGACCAGACTTTCGTAACTCTAATTCTTTTTTAGTAAAAGCACCTGAACCATGTTTAGCATCATAAGCACGTTTTTTCTTTAATCCTTCTGCATATCTACCTTCTGATATCTTTCTTTTTTCAGCCCATACATCTACTTGCTTCAAACGTTTTTGACCTGCTTTCTTTAAGTCAGGACTTAAGCCTTCAAGCATTTGAGATTTAGTTAAACGTTTAGCATTAGGATTAATTAAAGCTTGAGGTTTAACTCTTTTCATCGCCATCTTGCTAAGAGTACCACGTTTAGCTAAAGGACTTTTAATAATACTTTTCCTAATACCAGGTTTAAAAGCATACTTCAGTAGTTTACCAGCTAATTTTGCATAAGCCATTAGTTAGCACCTCCTGCTTGAGCTTTCATCTCTTCAAGTTTATTGCTAGTTTGTTGTCTAATTGCTAACCTTCTATTAAGTGTTTCTTGGTCTATTTTGTGTCCAAGTTTATTAGAAAGCCATGTACCTATACCTTCACCTACTTCATCTCCTTTACCATAAGCTGCTGCTGTAGCTCCAAAGGTTGCTGCTCCCATAAGTGGTACACCAACTCCAGTTGGAGCAACTGCTGCTGTAAGTGCCGTACCTCCAGCTGCTGTAAGACTACCTGCCGCTTGACCTCCTATAAGGCCACCAAGTTCAATAGTTAAAGCTCTTTTTCTTGCTTCTTTTTTAGTATATCCTTGTGCTATCAATGCTTCTTCTCTCTGAGCTTTTTCATGGAAAAACATAGCAAGATTAACCAAAGGCATTCCTTTGATCTTACCGCCTTTAACTTTAATATTTTTAACACCACCTTTAAGATCTACTTTAGGAAGTAGAGTAGTTTTAGTAGGATCTATAAATACACCTTTAGCTCTAGCACCTAGTAATCTAGCACCTTTAACATTTTTAGTATTAGCTACATTAGAAACGTTTTGCTTTATTTTTAAATTCTTTACTTTTGACTTACCTTTATCAATAGCAGATGATACTACTGGTTTAACCTTGCTAACTACTTTCTTTGTTGTATCTTTAACTACAGGAACAGCTTTATCTACAACTTCTTTAACTTTCTTTTTATTTTTAATATTTTGAATGTTAATAGC